GTGCAGGTAAGGAAGAAATGGAAAAATTAGAAAAAGAAATTGAAACTTACGTTGCAGGCGGAACAGGCTACACATTTGTAATAGGTTAATTATGCGAGCTAAAGAATTTTTATCAGAAATTAAAGCCAAAAAACTTAGTAAAGTTTCAAGAGCAGCGGCCCCGCATGCAAAACAACTTGATATAGATCAATATTATCAAATGTATAGATTTGGTATTGCAATGGCTGGGGAACCAGACAAACCAGCCCCTAAAGAAGGGCCAGCAAAAGATATGCCAACAGTCTGGATGTATACTGATGCAGAAAGTGATATTGTAAACAAGGCTGCTAAAAATCAAGGTATCACAGGAAAGACAATAGTAAAAAAAGGTCCAAGTTCTGAAATTGATTCAATTAATAAATCGAGCCCTGTCCCTAAACGCAAAAAGAACAAATACGGCGTTTAATTTCTTGACACATCCAAAAATTTAATATAACATATAGTATCTTGGAGGATATTATATGATTATTGGCATCTGTGGATTCATTGGATCAGGCAAAGACACTGTTGCAGACTATTTGGTCAACTTTCATGAATTTAGGCGTGAAAGTTTTGCTAACACACTAAAAGACGCAGTCGCAGCCGTGTTTGGTTGGGACAGGATTATGCTAGAAGGACGCACCAAAGAAGCACGTGAATGGCGTGAACAAGTAGATTTTTGGTGGAGCAATAGACTAGGGCGACAAATCACTCCAAGATGGGTGCTACAATATTGGGGCACTGAAGTTTGTCGTAAGGGCTTTCACGATGATATTTGGATAGCCAGTTTAGAAAACAAACTACGAAACAGCAAAGACGATGTTGTTATCAGCGACTGTAGATTCCCCAACGAAATTCAAAGTATTAAAAAAGCAGGCGGCGAAATAGTATGGGTAAAACGTGGTGAATTGCCTTCTTGGTACAATCTTGCTATAGACGCAAATTTAGGTAAAAATTTAGCCTTCCAAGAACTAAAACGTATAGGCATTCATGCTAGTGAAACTGCTTGGGTTGGTACTGATTTTGATCACGAAATTGATAATAATGGCACAATTGATGACCTATACAAACAGGTAAAATCCTTGCTTATAAGTCAGGAACAAGATCACCCTGACGCCATCGAACGCCCTCTTTATGTAGGACTCTCTGACAATTCGCACATATTGTCTTAAGATTGTTAGGACGGGAGTTGTTTTGATTCCCGTCTACATGAAACACATTAAACTGTTCTTTGTGTTTGCTTTTATACCCGCATTTTTCGCAGTAATCTTTTTGTTTATACCCGTCTAAATACCACTTAGGAAACCCGTGAGCTACACCACCGTGGTGTAGGCATACTTCACACTTTTTTCTATAGTAAGTGCGTCCTTCCTTTTTATAGTTAACTGCGGCTGGTCTATGCCCGCAAATACACAGTGGTCTTGCCATATTTTTATTTACCTAACCTTTTCCTCACCTTTTTCGTATGTTTAACACAGTTGATTTTATCAAAAGGCACTAAATACACTAACAGAAGAATCTTAGGAGAGTCCATACAATGGCAAATCTATCATCACCAGGCGTATCGGTAACCGTTATCGATGAGAGCTTTTATACACCGGCCGCACCCGGCACAGTCCCACTTATAATTGTAGCCACAGCGGAGAATAAAGCCAACGCTTCCGGTACAGGAATTGCACCTGGAACGTTGAAGGCCAATTCTGGTACAGCGTATCTAATTACAAGTCAGAAAGATTTGATTGATACGTTTGGAAATCCAGTATTTAAAACTGACGCCAGTAATAATCCTGTACACGCAGGAGAGCAAAACGAATACGGCTTACAAGCAGCCTATAGTTTACTAGGCGTTAGCAACCGTGCTTATGTAGTACGTGCTGACCTTGATCTAAACTCATTAAACCCAAGTGCTACAGCACCTGCTAATGACCCAGCAAATGGAACACATTGGTTAGACACACAGAATAGTTCATGGGGTGTGTTTGAATGGAATGGCGCCGCACGTACTGTGGCAGGCGGACAAACATTTACAAAGAAAACACCCATTGTAATTACTGATCCAAGCAAGGCAAACAGCTCAAGCCCATATGCTCCAAAATCAAGCATTGGTGTTATTGGCGATTATGCTATTGTAAGTTTAAGTGATTTGAATACGACTGTATTAGATCCTGATCGTTTATGGTATAAAAACTCTTCAGGAACTTGGGTACAAGTTGGTAGTAACGCTTGGAGAGAGGTATGGCCAACTGTAAAGGGTTCAAAAAATGTTTCAAATACAACACCGTTAGACAATACTGATAGTTTTAAAATAAACGGTGTAACTATTACTGGCGCAAATACTATTGCTGGATTACTAACTGCAATAAATGGTAGTGTAGCCTTACAAAGTTTAGGTGTTACTGCAACACTGGTAAACAATAGAATTGAACTTTATTCAAATGGTACTAGTGATTCTGATACTGAAGATAGTTCGGCATCTAATCCAATTATTATTCAATCACTGTCAGGTGACATAGTGGCTACTACGTCTACAGTGAGTGAGAGTGGTTTAATTGTAGGAACATACTATCCTCCAAGACTAGTAATGCAACCACACACATCTATCCCAGAATTTAAATCAACAGATCCTGAACCAAGTCCTACAGGAAGTATATGGGTTAAAACAACTGAGCCAAATGATGGCGCAAGATTACGTGTGAAAAGATATAATAGTGCAACAGATGCATTTGATAATATCGAATCACCAATGTATAATACTAATCATTCAGCATTATACAATTTAGATAGATCGGGTGGTGGAATTAATATTCCTGTTGGAGCATTATATACCCAAGTTAATTCTGATGAACATGACGGTGCCGACACTAATCCAAAAGTTGCTGATTTTAAAATTTTTAGAAGAAGAGCTGTTGGTCCAACAACTATAACATCAAGCAAAATTATTGCATCAACATTTACTGCTGGTAGCAATAATTTTATAATTCAAGAAAGTCTTGTAGGTTCATCAACATTAAGTAGTCCAGTGACAATATCATTTACTGCTAGTACCGCTGTAACAGATGCAGAAGCAATAGCAACTGCTATTAATAATGCTGGGTTAATTAACATTTCAGCAGAAGTTGATGTACAAAATAAGTTAATCATAAGCCATAGCAAAGGCGGTGAAATAAGATTTAAAGACGGTAGTAATGCTCCTATAGCAAAAATTTATGTTCCTTACAACTTAATCACAAATGTTGGCACAGTCAATTTTAATACTGCTCCAGCAGGCGATGCTTACAATAATAATTTTGTAGCAAGTTTGTGGGAACAATTAAGATTTAGTGCTGGACCAGATGCTCCGACTGCTCTTACAGCCGATGGGACATTATGGTATAACAGTATTATTGACGAAATAGATATTATGGTCCATAACGGTTCAACATGGGTTGGGTACAAAAACGAATATGCAAGTACAGACTCGTCAGGCCCAATTGTAAGTGCAACAAAACCAATTTTAAATAATTCTGGTATTGCTTTGGCAAATAGAGATTTGTGGATTGATACTAGTGATATTGAGAATTTCCCTCAAATTTATTGGTATGACGAAAATAAACCAAATGCAACAACTGAACAAAAATGGACATTAATTAACAATTCTGATCAAAGTACCGAAAATGGTATTTTATTTGCAGATGCACGTTGGAACACTTCTGGCGGTGATGAAGAAGCAACTATTGATGAATTATTAGAAAGTGATTTTTTAGATCCAGATGCTCCAGATCCAGCATTATACCCAAAAGGTATGTTGCTATGGAACTTACGTCGTTCAGGATTTAACGTTAAACGCTTTGTAAGAAATTATATTGATATTAACGCTGATAATGATCGTTTTGGTGGCGCTTCAATGGATAGTTATTATCCACATCGTTGGGTATCAGAAGCAGCTAATCAAGATGATGGATCAGGAACATTTGGACGTAAAGCACAACGTAAGGTTGTTGTACAAGCACTCCAAGCATTAGTAAATAGTAATCAAGATATTCGTGCAGAAGAAAGTCGTGTGTTTAACTTAATTGCTTGCCCAGGTTATCCAGAGTTGATTGGTGAAATGATTACTCTAAACTATGACCGCGGATTAACAGCATTTGTTGTTGGTGATACACCAGCACGTTTAACACCAGATGCAACCAGCCTAAATAACTGGGGCCTAAACACAAGATTAGCATTAGAAGACAACGATCTTGGTGCAGCCAGCTATGATGAATACATGGCTATGTTCTATCCATGGGGCTTTACAAGTGACAACTTTGGTAACAACATTGTTGTGCCACCAAGTCATATGATTTTACGTACAATCGCATTAAGCGACAACGTAAGTTATCCATGGTTTGCTCCAGCAGGAACACGTCGTGGCGGTATTACAAATGCAACAGCAGTTGGTTATGTTGACGATGAAGGTGAGTTTAATGCAGTAGCATTGAACGCTGGACAACGTGACACATTGTATGATGTTAAGATCAATCCAATCACATTCTTGACTGGTGCAGGTCTTGTCAACTACGGTCAAAAGACACGTGCTAGAAATGCAAGTAGCTTAGATCGTATTAACGTAGCACGTTTAGTAGTTTACTTACGTAGACAACTAGATGTATTGGCTAAACCATACATTTTCGAACCTAACGATAAAATCACACGTGATGAGATCAAAGGAGCAGTAGAAAGTCTAATGTTAGAACTTGTTGGTCAACGAGCACTATATGACTACATTGTGGTCTGCGATGAAAGCAATAACACTCCATCAAGGATTGATAGAAATGAGTTATATGTTGATATAGCCATTGAGCCTGTGAAGGCAGTTGAGTTCATTTATATTCCTCTACGCTTGAAGAACACTGGCGAAATAGCAGGTTTATAAAATGATAAATATGAATAACGGAGCTAACTAATATGGCAATCGCAACATTAAGTAAATTTACAGTACCACTAGCCAGTGACGCCAGCGCAAGTGCGCAGGGCATGTTAATGCCAAAGTTAAAATATCGCTTTAGAGTGATGTTTGAAAACTTTGGTGTTAGTACACCAACAACTGAGCTAACTAAACAAGTACAGACAGCAGCTCGTCCAAACTTATCATTTGCAAACCAAGTAATTGAAATTTACAACAGTAAAATCAACTACGCTGGTAAACCAACATGGAATACTTTCAGCATTGTATTACGTGATGATGTAACAGGCGCAGTAAGCAAACTAGTTGGTGAACAGTTACAAAAGCAGTTTGATTTCTTTGAACAAGCAAGTGCGGCCAGCGGCGTAGACTACAAGTTTACAATGCGCATTGAGATGTTAGATGGCGGTAATGGCGCAAATACTCCACAAGTTTTAGAAACTTGGGAATGTTATGGCTGTTATGTAACTGCGGCAAACTATCAATCATTAGGCTATGGCGAACAAGGTCCAGTGACTATAGATCTTACTATACAACCAGACAACTGTGTACAAACTCCACAAGGTACAGGCATTGGCACAGTAATTGGACGTACAATCAACACCTTAGCTACAGGCGCAGGCGTTTAATAAAAAGGGCTAGAAATAGCCCTTTTTTGTGACTATAAGTAATATACGTAGTTAATTGTAGTCTATAAATACAGTATGGCCAGCAAAGATAACAGTTTTTTAAATCAATTAGTCAATGGACTATTAGGTCCTAAAGGGCAATTAGCCACTTGGGAACACGCTAGTCGCACCTTTCAAGATGACTACTTTAGATTGGCTCCAAAAGCCAAATTTCTATATCATGTGTATTTTGATATTAACCTAAGCGCACTTAAAAGTCTTAATTTAAAATTTCAACATCAAAATGAAATTGGACTTTTAGTTAAAAGTGCAGACTTACCAAGATTTACATTAAAAACTCAGACACTAAATCAATACAATAGAAAAAAAATTGTAATGTCTGATCACGAATTTCAGCCTATTAATTTGCGATTTCATGATGACAGATCGCATATAATTAATACATTATGGCAAAATTATTACAGTTATTATTTTGCAGATTCAATCAGTGCTAAATTTGCTGGTGCATATGCAAGAACTGCCATGCGTAATGGTAATTTTGTAAGAAGTAAGTACGGTCTTGACAATGGACAGTCTATTCCGTTCTTTAATAGAATTATACTGTATCAGTTAAACAAACGAGAATATGTAAGCTACACATTGGTAAATCCGATGATTACTGCATTTACACATGACCAAGTACAGTCTAGTAATCAAAATGGCGGTGAAGCAGAATGTAACATGACGCTGTCTTATGAAGCAGTACATTACGATATTGGCAGTATTAGAAGTGGTCGTGTAAAAGGATTTGCTGTAGATCACTATGATAAAACCCCAAGTCCATTAAGTCCACAAGGTGGTGGTACAGCATCATTGTTTGGTGCTGGCGGAGTCATAGAAGGTGCTGCTGATGTGTTTGGTGCGCTGGCTAGTGGCGCGGCGTTTGACAGTCCTGCAAATTTCTTAAGTACAGCAATTACAGCAGTCAATACATATCAAAATTCTAAAAGATTAACCAGTAGAGGATTACAAGAAGAAGGAAGACGTATCATTACTTCAGGTGCACTGGTAGTAGCCGCCGCTGGTATTAGTGGTATTAAAAACACTGTATTCCCAAGTAGTCCCACAACGGGCGGAACTACACAAGCAAGACAATTAGATTTTTAAGGTGACATATGTTAAGTAATTTACCACAA